TAAACTATATTGATGGATATAATCGCCCCTATTTATCTGGATTTATGATCTACTATAAGTATAACACAGTTCCAGTTGTTTGTCAAGGGGTTTATAGTTGGGGTGGGGTTAAGCATTCCATTCTATTACATCCATATTTATAATTGTTTCTTCTAACCAGTGTGGGCACCATGATGAAAGTATTTTTATGTTACCTCCTTCTGCTCTTGATTGTGTAACATAAGCACTATATAGACCATTAACCTCTTTATAGATTGCAATAAGTAAATTATTTTTATTGATTGTTTTAATTAGTATCATTTCAATCACTCCTTATTAGCTTATACCTAATTATAACACATAAATAGTTTGATTGCAACTACTTGCACAAATAAAAAAGAAGCCTTTCGGCTTCAAAATTGATTCTCTTTATCCTTTAGAATTATATTATTAAGCTCTTGTTTACAATACTCATAATGTCCACTTGTAATTAATGTATTTTCTTCTGATTCAGGACCGTTGTCTCTTTTAAGGTGATGCTGACCATTCAAGTAAATTATGTAGTACCATTCTCCATTAATTTCTGTAAAATCCCCATGATTCATTCCAATCACTCCTTATTGGTTATACCTAATTATAACATACAAATAGTTTGATTGCAACTATTTGTACAAATAAAAGACTAGGTTTCCCTAGTCAATTTTAACGAAAAGAGTATTTAACATACCCATTAAATTATTCATTTGTCTATTCAATGATTCTATCTTTTTATTAGATAATTTCCATTTACCATTGAATGTAAGATAATAACCTTTAGAGTGACAATCATTTATACTAATTATGAATTTTAGTTTAATGTTGCTATCTACTTGTTTACCATCCAAACCACTATTCATAAACTCTAAACAATATTTATCCATTTCTTCCATTTAAATCGTCTCCCTTGTTTTTCTTTATACCTAATTATAACATACAAATAGTTTCATTGCAACTATTTACTCTTAATTATTTTGATTAGTAACATCAAATAATCAATATATCTTCTCTTTATTCATTTCATACCCTCCTTATAGAAAAAAAACAGGAGCATTTCTGCCCCTGCCTCTTTTACCTAAAAATAATAAATTGCCTCACTAATTGCTATAAACCATACTACAATAGCTGCAATAATCATGAAATATTCAAACGTTGCAGTTTCAGTAATCCTTATCTTTTCTCTTTCCGGTTGATAATTAACCATTATTCAACTCTCCCTCATACTTTTTCATTTTACCGTAATAAATAGCGGTGGCTCCTTCTTTCTTTACTTTTTCTGCTCCCTTTAACATATTTATTTTACTGTCAAAGAAAGCATGTCTTCTTTCACTTTCAAGAAAATAAACTACAACCCACTTATACACCTTACCACCTCCTTTCCTACTCTGTAAGATTAGAGTTTAATCTTTACAACTTTACCAATATAAAGCGGCTCACCGTCAATTTCTAATACTGATTGTATGCCTTTCTTAGCAGCAGCCTTAGTATCGAAATATGCAATATGCCTCACTTTATATTGTAGGTAGATAACTACCCACTTTTTATCATCCAAGAGTTTCACCTCCTTTCCGATATCTCTATTATATCATCTTAACTATTTTATTTCAACTATTTGTTTAAGATTATTTACTATTATATTCACCTTGCATTTTCATAATTATTTTGCTATAATTTAACTATACTATTAAAGGAGGAAACAAAATGAAAACTATATCAGAAACTGGTCTATCCCTCATCAAACGTTTTGAAGGGTGCCGCCTAATTGCTTATGATGATTTACAACCTCATGTACTATTAATGGCAAACAGTAAAATTAAAGGAACCTTAACAATCGGCTGGGGTCATACCGGAGGTGTTTACATCGGACAAACTATAACGCAGGAAGAGGCAGATAGCTGGCTTATCAGAGACCTATCCCGTTACATCGCATATGTAAATAATCTATTTTACGTACCCGTTGTAAGCAAGTTGAATCAAAATCAATTCGATGCTCTTGTGAGTTTCTGCTACAACTGCGGTCCTGAAAATTTAAGAAAACTATGCACTAGCCGTACACTAAGCGAAATCAGTGCAAAAATACCGGAATACAATAAAGCTGCGGGTAAAGAATTACTTGGTTTATCCAATCGCAGAAAAGCAGAAAAACTTCTATTCGATACTAAACCGGAGGCGATAAACGTGGATAATGATCAAATCAATACCCTTAAACAATTGGTACTAACTCTTGAGAATAAAGTTAAGTCCCTTGAAAATTTAATGAAAGAAATCCCCGCCCCTCAATGGATTCTTGAAGAATTTCCAGATGTAGAGGAAAATCTTAATAACCATGTTGCCACATATGATTTCTGGAGATCGGCCCTATTCACTCTTCGCATCGCTAAGGAAATATTGGAAAAGAAAGCTTGACTTTAACGCCTAAATTATGGTACAATATCAGTATAAACCAAACCAATAGGAGGTAACAATAATGAAATTTAATTACAAGCAAATGGTACTTTCGCTTAAGCATCAGGTAAAGGAACTGAAAGCTATTATCAACCCGGCTGAGGTTGTTGACAAGGTAAATGAAATTCCTGATAATTTCAATCAAGTTGGTTGGGATACCACTATTGAAAAAGTGGAAATCATGCTGGCAAAAATGAAAGAACTTCGCGAACTGAAAGGCAAGCTGCTCACCCCACAATTTTACCGCAGCATTTACAATCGTTCAATTATCGCACTGGGCGAATTGGACCGCGCAATCGATTCGCGACTTTCCGAAAATGCTGATACCAATTATGAGGCTGAATATTTCCGCCTCACAGCAGAGGTAAATGAACTGTACGCGCAAGCCGCGCCAATCATCAAAGCAGCAGAAGAAAAGAAAGCTGCCGAAGAAGCCGCAGCAAAAGCCGCCGAAGAAGCTGAAAAAGCTCAAGAGGATGCAGAAGCAGCCGCAAAAGCTCAAACTGAACAGGATGCTGCGGAACAGGCCGCACAGGAACGCAAAAAGGCAAAAGAACAGCATTAAGATTAATCAGTCCGGCTAATAGGGGAGCATAATAAATATGCTCCTTTAATTTTGATAAAAGGCGGTGCAAATATTGGAAATTAATACGATTGTGTTTGAAGCTCACCAAAATTCTGTTTCAAAAGGTTTTTGGGACAAGCCTCAATCTTTTCCAGAATCAATTGCTCTAGTCCATTCGGAACTTTCCGAAGCGCTTGAAGATTATCGTGCCGGACTAGAACCGGACAAGCTTACATATGACAATAACGGTAAACCCATCGGAATACCTTCCGAATTGGCAGACACCATTATCCGCATTTGTGATCTTGCAGCGTACTATGATATTGACCTTGAAAAAGCAATATCCAAGAAAATGCAATACAATAAATGTCGCCCTCATATGCACGGTAAAATTATCTAATCGGTTATACGAAACAAATAATATATAATGGAGGAATTAAAATGGAAAATATTAATGTTATCGGTAGAATTACGGCTATGTCTAATAAAATTAGTGAAGATTTCAAACAGGATAATCCGACTAAAACGGTGTATATCTCAGTGGATACCGAAAATGCGGATAAACTGATTGACTTCGGATTGAAAATGTATACTGCTGAAGATGGTACACCTTTCTTTATTGTTAAGGCTTCTAGACAGGTTCATTGCTATGTTAAAGGTAGCTCATACCCTATTAAATTGGATATGACTACAAAGACAGGTACCAGCTACCAATCCAAAGAGGATACAGATATTCTTTTGAATATTATTTCTTCTGAATACATGGGTAATTCTTTCTACCGCCTAAATGCGCTGAAATTGAATAAAAAGAATGACATCGAAGAAATTCAACCAATTGATCCTTTTGCAGATGATAATTTTTAATATACCACATTTACCATTCTAACGGAAAGGACAAGCCCATGCTATCGCCAGCGTGGGCTTTGGTGCTATTATGGCAAAGAAACCTACAAATACTAATTTTCAATTAGGTCTCACACGTCAACAACTAATACTAGGCGCTCAAGATTTAGGTAAGTCACTTAAATCAGCAAAGAAAGCTAGTACAAAAACACTTGAAAATTATATCACAAAACAATTAGGAGGTAAAGGAACCAAAATTCCCGTAATATCCGAAAGAGCCAAAAGAGATATCAAAGATGCCGCCGAAGCTTATGGTATTAAAGAGGGTTTACAATTACTAGGTAATCGTATTAAAAAACTTACTGGTAATCAGGATGAAAACAATTATCTAAGATTAACAGCCGCTAACGCTTTACAATCATATTATAGTGGAGAAGTTAACAAGGAAATAATAGATGTTCTAGTTTCCAGATTAAGTGAAGGCGATTATGATGAAATAGTTTCTGGCCTAAGAAACCATAAAGGTTACTATAAGGAAATTGTTGAAAACTATGCAGACGAACTTATTGAAAAACAAGTTAATGAATTAGAGAATCAAGGTTAAAATAATTTGTTCCACGTGAAACAAATTCGATAATAAATGAGTGGTGATATGCAATCATATGTTTTAGACCTTGAAACTACTACAGATCAATTAGCAGCTAATCTAACCCGTAAACAGCTATTATTTCAAGAGGAAATAACATTTATATGTGCAGCAATGTACGCCCCAATAAGTAAAACAAAACCTTTAATAAGAGAATATTACGGAAAGGACAATGCTGAAAATTCAATTCTAAATTTACCAGAGGGAACGTTTTATACATGGAACGGGGCTAAATTTGATATCCACTTTATTTATCATTTACTACGAAAAGCAGGGTATCAAAAGCAAGAAAATCCCCGTAAAAATGAAGGAAAAGCCAAACAACTAAAGAAATATGAATTTCGTTATTTATTAGTAGGTAGTCGCCTAATGTCTTTATCATTCAGGAGTCACAACGGTCTCATAGAAATAAAGGATGCTTGCCTATTATTCACCTGCTCACTTGCTAATTTCATTAAAAATACCTGCCCTGAATACCCTAAATTAGTCGGAACATATGATTACGCTAAATTCCGTCTTCACGAATCTGATTTTACTCCGGAAGAAATTGAATATTGTCGTTTTGATATTTTTGGTTTTTCTATTGGTATGTATCGTATCCAAAAAGACTTTCAAGAAGAATTTGACCTTGATATCTTTTCATCTTTAACAGCAGGATCATTTTCAATGAAATACGCAGGTAAACATATTGAAAACAAAGAGCAATTATTTCCACAGGTAAGATCATTTGACCGAAATTTTGTCGTAGGGGGCCGCACATATGTTAACCCTATACACGTAGGGAAAATAATAAGTGGAGCAAGAAAAATTGATAAGAATAGTTCTTACCCCTCAGTAATGGTTAATAGTAAGCTACCATATGGGCCCTGTAGTAAGGGAGCTATGAATAGCGAACAATTAACTCAATATCTTAAGGAACATCCTGAAAAATATGTATTTGCCCATTTGGTAAGCGGAGTATGTAAATACGATGATATGTTTTCTCCTATTGTAACTATGGAGGATAATATCCGGGATTACCCCACCATTGCAGGAAGCAATGATAAGGTGTATCTAGATGATAACATTATTAGAGACCCCTGTTTTCAGCACAAGGGCGTTTTCATGTGTTACATATTTGAATCCGCAATAGGAATACTCTCTTACATGTCAAAAGTATTTGATTTAAAAAATAAATATAAAAAGGAGGGAAAGAAGGCTCTAGAATTAGCAGTTAAAATTATTCTAAACGCTACATACGGCAAATTCATACAACGGGAAAGCGTGATGGAATATGACTTCTTTGATGGAATTATCGAACCTACCGGGGCCAGAAATGAATTAAGTTATTGGTATCAATACGCCCCTATGGGTGCTGCTATTACTGCAAATGCCCGTTATGAACTTTGTAATTATATGAATTTATTAGGTGATCGTTTTATTTATTCCGATACTGATAGTATAGTTTATACCGGGGAAACTCCCAAAGAAATACCACTTGGAAATGAATTAGGAGAATGGAAAGTAGAAGCCCAACCAGAAGGAATTTTCAACGAAAAGACAGGAGAAATAGAAAACAAAACAGGTGATTCTATTTTCTTTCAACGTAAAACTTATGCAATGGATATCGATGGTGAAACCCACATTACATTTTGTGGTATATCCTCTAAGGCAGTAGAACATAAATATCCCGATGGTGTTTCAATTGCACAACTCCAAAAGGATATGAGAAAGGGAATTGTATTTGATGTATTGCAAGGTAATCATACCCTAAATGGAATCGTTCTTATTGAACGCGCAAGGCTCAAAAAGTATAGTGAAAAATTATGATTGACGAAAGCGGTAATTCATGGTAAAATTATATTAACAGTTAAGCAAGGGGTTGGTTACTACTGCTACCGGGATACAGGCTAGGGGCGTGTAGAGGTGACGTAGCAGCCGAGATAGGGTTTCCGGCCCTGCTTGATTGTACATAGTCCCCTAAATTAATTAAGGAGGAAAAATGAAATGGCATTAACTCCAGAAACATTTGCAAAAATTTCAACAACGCTATCTACAGATATTGAACTATATGAAGCAGTTATTAAGGAAGTTAAAGAAACTGATGAACAACTTGCAGCTAAAACAGAAGAATTAAACACTTTAAATACAAACCTTAAAGTATTGGAGGAACGCAATAATGGTTATCTGAACCAGATTGCTAACCTTGTTTCTAAAATCCCCATCGGAACTACTCAAAAACCTCAATCTTTTGAGGACAAGCTTCAAGCAGCTAAAGATGAACCGTGGACTAAATAAAATTCCGGGCTTATGGTAATATCACATAGCTAAACAAATTATCTTAAAAGGAGTGAATATAATTGGGTATTAATCTGGTTTACGAACGTTCAAACAAACAAGCGTATGATCTACTTGTTGCAGCAAGCGACATGTTCACAGGTACGCAACTAGCTTCAACGATTACAAATGATATCTTCCCTACTATTCTCAATAAAGTAGGGGACAGCATTCGGCGTTCCGATCTGGTAGACCGTAACTATGAGAAATTCAAGATTCCGCTTTCAGAATTTGGTGCAATTACTGAATATCTCATGAGCAATATGATTAAAGCGGCCGACCCAAGCTCTAATGTGAAGGGTACTGCTGTTGATGATTATGTTATCAACGCGCCGGAAATTATGGCCCTTTATGCAATCCATCAGGTACATGCAAACTATCCTCTTACCATCAAGAAAGATAAATGGCTTGATGCTCTAGACGGTAGCAATCTTACAAACATGGCGCAAATGATTGCTATTGCAATGCAGTCCCTGTATGATGGTATTACTCATGATCATGACAGCTTTATCCCGGCGCTATTCGGTTCGCTTTATTCTAAAGTCGGAACCGCAAGTAAGCGGAAACTCCCGGTTTATACCGGATCGAATGTTGAACAGTACAGTAAAGACGTTTTTGCAACATTCAACAAAGCTATCCGTGATATGACAAAATGGAGAAGACCGGATTTCAACTTTGTCGGCGCTGAAATGGTTGACGCAAAATCCGATCTGGTACTGGTAGCTTTTGAAAATAATGCTGCTGACGATAAGGATCAAACGGTTTTGGATATCATTACTTCGCAGCTCAATATTGGTCCTATGGCTAGGGCGGTTGCTCTAGGTGAGGCGCTTGGAATTGATGTATATGAAATGCCAAGCATGGGTATTATCGACAATTCCGTTGCACGTGCTTATTCCTTGACAAACTTGCCGGGAATGCAAACCGCCAATATGAGCGCCGGAGTACAGACTCCACCTCACCCCGATGTGAAATTTGCAATTTGCGGTAAGGGCGCTATCAACGTAGGGTTGAAACGTCTTGAACATGATACAGGTCGGTCCATCCGGGGACATTTCGATCAAACGTGGGTTGAACCTACGTTGCAACTATCATACGGGGCTGGACAAGTTATCTTCTTTGATGATGCAGCACCAGACGAAGGGTAGCATCGGCTATTCTAAATCAAATAATTACAAGAGGCGCTATAACAAATGGTTATGGCGCTTTTCTTGAATAAGGGAGGAAAATAATGTTTTACTTATATGATTGGTCAAATTTGAAACCAAACTCACCTAAAGAAGATGTTAGAAATAATTGGTTATATCACTATGGCTCTTTCGCCCGTGTTAATGGAGTCTGGTTTCCTTGCAATATACTAACATATACAACAATAGGAGAACCTGCAAGTATTTCGGTAATTCCGTTAGCAAGTGAGAATATGAGCGTATACCCTAAGGGTACAGTACAAGCAAACGAAATTGAGGTATTATATTCTTGTTTTCCTGATGGTACTTCAATAAAGACATATATTGAAAAAGCAATGCGGCGTAAAAGAGTAACTGATAATATGTTAGATTCAGCACTCGCTCGCAGCTTAAATACTGAAATTTTATACTCTCCAAAGCGTCTAATGGCATCTATTAAAAAGGCAGTAAATAGATGGGATAAGCGTGAAGCGTATGTAGTGGAAACAAACGCTAAAGAAGATATTGGAGTTGTTCCGTTACCGCGAACAATTGACATTGTGGAAAAACTTTGGAACTCTAATGATTGGGCTTTACAGGAAATATCCCAACTGTTAGGAATTTCATATAATCCAGCTCACGGTAAAAAAGAGCGAATGCTTGAAAACGAACTATTGGGCGATAGAGATTTAACTGTGATGAATCGTAAAAGGTTAACTAGCAGATTGGTAAGTGCCGCCGAAGAATTTGGCGAAACAGTATCGCACATATCAACCGAAATTGATACGTATGATAGAATGCTACCATACGGAAGCGGTGGTAGAGTAACCAATAAGGAGGTTGAAAAGAATGAGCCTATTGTTTAAAGATTTCTGTACTGAACATGCTGTGGAGATAAAATCTAATATGGCATGGGAAAATTATACTCTTAATACTACAATTGTTCCGGTTATTGATCTAGTAAAAGATCATGCACTAATGGTATTATCTAAATCTTACGGAAAGTTCCACGTGGAACAGGATATTCTGGATGAAGTTTGTGCAGATGTATTTATTAACTTTCCGGTATTACTGCAGCAGTTAGCAATTACTAGATTAATAGACGCTTATGGGGTTGTAAAGGATGATGAAAATATTCAGACCACAACCCGCACAGAAGTATTGGCAGGAGAAACTGAACAGAACAGTGAATTAACAGCAGGAACCAGTGTTACAGATAGTAGCATTACTAATCTACAACAAAAGACAACAGGAACGGTAATGGTAGATAACGACACCTCAAATATTCAAAACTCTACAACATCGATTGAAAATATTTCCGGCGTAGAGGCAACAGGCGGTAGAAATGTAAACTTTGAGCATGTGATGCCAGCACAGAAAATAACAGGAGGCACGGGAGAATTTCCAGTAGATGATGAAGGAACCCCGATCTTAACAAGTTTATATGTTCAAAATGCTACACAGGGATTTAGTACAGCTAACCCCATTAATACCAATGAAACCAGTGATCAAACGATTGCGAATACGGTAACGGGTCAAAATGATAGTACAACTACAAACGATATAACGGTTGCTGATACAGGTACGGTATCAAAGACTACTGCGAATAGTGGTTCTGATAATTCGACATCTTTAACAACCGTTGCTAATACTAATACAATAACTGAAACGGTTACAGACGTTTTAACGAATAAGCAATACGCTTATGAAATCAAAGCGTTCCTTGAAACGGCAGACGGCCTCATTGCATTTGATCGGTGGCAAAATAAATTTTCATGGGTAATCGGTATTATTTAGGAGGCGGTAAAATGTTCGGTAACAATAAAATTACTATTCCATGGTACCGTAGAACAATAGTGGCTACTCCGGTAAATGAATTAGGCCCTGTAACATTTGATTTCAATACTCCTAAATCAAGAAATAAACCTACGAATACACCTGAACCAAATTTAGCACCAGATGCGGTACCACAACCAGCACCGCAACCCGCACCGCAGCCGAACCCTAGTACCAACCCAAGCCCAGATAATTCACCTAAGATTAATCCAAAGGTAATTCCTGTAAAAATACCTACATTCGGCGATCCTCAAAATCCATCGAACCAACCGTTTCCGATTCCGCAACTTCCGGTTACTACACCAAAAGTTAAACCAGCTGCAAAACCGAAAAAGGCTCCGGGGAAAAGAATACCATTTCCAAGACGTAGACCTGCAAGGGTACCCGCTGCTGCGATAGATATATTGCAGCCATGGCCTACCTATGAAACACAACCGTGGGAAATTATTCCGGTGGGCGGTTTGGTACCCCTAGCTAATAACACGGTTGATAATCGTCCATGGTATAATCCTATTATTGATTATGCAAATGAGATTGGAGCTTTTACAAATAATGTAGCGGATGAAAGTGCAGTATTCGCCACATACCTGAGAGAGTATGATTACAATAATTTTAGTTTTACTGGTATGTATGGTGATTTGGTGGGAATGTATGGTACAGCCGCAGCAATATTATTAATGGGTTATATTGTAGCTTCTATCCCATTAGGAATACCGGGAGTACCGGGGATATAATTGTTCCACGTGAAACAATATTATTTTTAGGAGAGATAAAACTATGGCAATGGAACCAGAAGTTTATTTGTTTAAAGATACTAAGTTTGGCAAATCTGATTTAGTTTGGAATGTGCCACAACCGCAATATGATTTTAATCAGCATATTTCAATTATGAAATACGCTAACATAGAGAATCCTTATCAGTTAGACAGTCTTGTATTGGAACGCACAACTAATGAAACTATTGATGATTATGATTATCTAAGAATTTATCACCAATATAATTATAATGGACCCGCATATTATTTTATAACTTCAATTCGTTATGATAATAATATAATGATTTTATCACTTACAATTGACATTATCACTACCTATAATGTATTGAATATGCCTATTTCCGGCACAATAGTTAGGCGGCACATAATACCTAATATGGATTCGCGTTTTGATTATCCCACGGCATTAAATATCCAAAGTAACTATGAAAATGAAGTATATGACGTTATTGGATACACTGAGCCGAATACAAAATTAATTGAATCAACAATAAATTTAAAAACAGTAGCTCCAGCCAAAACATTAACCACATCCGGCGGCGAAACAATGGTAATACCTGTATTACCAAAACCAGAACATGTAACTACTTACCAAATAACATCATTCGGGGCAAACCTCACGACTGATAGTTCTAACGCATTTACTTTATATCTACACGATTTATTAAACGCAGATGTTTTAAACACTGTAAGAGGATTAAGCGGTGATGGTGCAATTAGCGATAGTTATATGGTTCCAACGGAAGCTATTACAACAACCGCTACTGGTAGTGAAGTCACCAATTTAAAAGGTAGATTCCTTACAAAAACATCATCATTAAAACTTGAAATTGATTTTGCAAAGTTTGGAACCTCATGGAGACCGAAAAATAAAGCGGTTGAAGGAATGTTTAAGGTAGCAATTACATCTATGCAGGAAAAGACTAGAGTTGAATTTCCTGCATGGGATTTACGAAATTCAGTAGATGAGGATAATTTTATTAAATTTAATCTATGGTGTGATCCTAAACCATCGGGTGCTCCTTATTGTTGCCCCGATCAAGTTGAAACTCTATATCCTAATGTAGATACCGGAGGAATTGTTAATTTAGCAACTCTGGAAGTTAAAAGCGTTAGGGGAGGACAATGGTTACGTAACCCATTAATTTATAGTACAGGAAGAGGTGAAATATTTTCAACAGCCGAAACTCAATTACAGCGTGAGCGAGCTGATTACGAAAAGAAAGTTTCATCCTATCAGTTAGAAATGAGTCAAAAAGAACGGGATATCCGTATTGCACAAACCGATTATCAATATGAATCTGGTTTAGCCTCTTCTATTATTAGCAGCGGCGCAAGTTTACTAAGTAAGAACCCGGGGGCTGCTTTTGCTCAAGGTAAGGGCGCTTTCGATAGTATGGTAAATCAAAAATATGTAAAGCAATTGCAGGACCTACAAGCGTATGAGCATAAGATGGAAAAGAATTTAATAGCTATGGCGTATAGTAATAATCTTAAAAATCTGAATGTTCAGGAAGCTATTCGTAGAGTAGTGCCTAGAGAAGTTGCATATGGAAACAACGAAAGCATGGGAAGTTATGCGGAGTATAATTCGTTTACAATCTCTATTATTTGTCCGGATATTGAATCTTTAAAGGCGAAAGATATAGAATACACTTTATACGGTTATCCTGTATATGAAACGGTTAATTATTTTCAGCTTAATAATTCATGGAATTATATGTACTGCTTTACAGTATTCCAATTTATCAATCCGATTATATTTCAAACTGGAATTATTGGCGATACTATTAAAGAGGTATTACAAGCTGGTATTAGAATTATTCATAAACCTTTTACCCCCGGCAATATTTTGAATAATAACTATGTGGATTAATTAGGAGGGTAGAACAATGCTGAGAAATTATAGAGCCACTTCTAACAATAGTGCAAATTTGGTTAGGGGTGGCGGCGCGGGTGGAGCGCCCAGTGGGGATTATTCGTTCAGGATAACCGATACATTATATTCAAATATTGGAGGGGTTGCGGTTCCGGTTCCATTACCTATAAATAATTACGTATCAAATGGAGCGTTGATTTTTGTAAAGCATATAGGTCCATACCCCTCAATGATTGGACTTACAAGGATTGACAATGTAAGTATTTCACTATCAAGTGCAAGAGTGGCGGGAATGTATTTATCCGTAGGAGATACTACTGTACCGTTTGGGAGATCACAATATAAATCAGATACATTAATTCATACTTTTCCATTAACTATGACATATTCAGGAGTCACAGGTAATAATACATTAATGACACATAACACTATTTCAGGTAATGCTTATAATGGAAGTGATATTTCCTTTAATGAAGTTTGTATATTTCACGATTTGTATTATGAAGGATCAACAACATTATTCGGAAGATTTTTAATACAAAGATTTGTATTACCTACGCACCATACTATAAGTGGTACTAATGGCAGCGTCACATTTTATAAACGTTTAATTTATAACCCATAAGGAGGAATAAAAATGAGCAAATATATTTCATTTGAATACTTAACACAAAATAATCCTAACCCGAACGGTATTGAATATCGGGGACTGTTTGGTAATCGGTCTATTGGTAAAACTCATGGCGTATTGAAATACGTATATAAAAATCTTAAGGATAATCAAGCGTTTATGGTATTGCGTAGAAATAAATTAGAATTAAATTTTCAACCGTTTGTTACTAAATATTCAGCGGCCTTTGAAACTGATTGGCAAATTGACGGAAATATGATTGTAGAAAATAGAGACAAAGTTATCGGATATTTCAGTGCTTTGTCACTAGCAGAACGTAGTAAACATATGAACTTTGACAGTCCGTATGTAACTGATATTATTGTCGATGAAGTTTTCGCTGAAAAGCCTAATAAGAATGAATTTCAACAATTAGAAACATTCATTACAACTTTATCTAGACGGACGGGACATCCATTCCACCCAATAAGGGTTTGGTTATTAGGTAATAATGAATATGGTTATTCGCCTATATTGGATGCCCTCGGAGTATTTGCTTCTAATGGTAGGAAGCAGAAAACAGAAAATGGAGTGTATCTATTTTCTGAAATGGAAAGTCCGGCAAATGTATTGAATGTAAAATCTCCTTTAATTAGAGAGATAGATATTAAGGATGGAAATTCCCCAGTATTGGAATGGACTTTCTTAAAACAATCTTTTGGATTGTTTGATTGTGGGACTCATATGTATATTAAAAATATTGATAAAGCAACTATGCCATATGACTTGTCAATTAGGCAAAATCTTGTTAAGATGTGTGTAAGGAAAGTAGGAATACCTAGAGTGTATGTCGCTAACTATGAATGTCTTCGGTTCTTGGATGATCCTGCTCTTAAAATAACAATGTAGAGGGGTAAAAGAAAATGGTAAATTATTTGGATATCTTAAAGCAATGGATGGATCAACCGCACTACTTATTGATTGTATTGATTATGGTTTATATTGTTGCGGGTACGGTTGACTTCCTTGCAGGTACGTTTAATGCAGCTTATAGTAAGGATGTTCAATTTTCAAGCAGAACGGCACAGTTAGGAATTGTTAGAAAGTTAGTAACTTTAATTATAATGATTCTAATTATTCCATTGGCTCTTATTCTTCCATATGATGTGGCGATATATTCATTATCCTTTATGTATGTTGGTATTGTATCTAGTGAAATTTATAGTATTGCTGGACATGTTGGAATTGTAAAGGATGGTGATAAGCATAAAAACTTATTAGGAACACTTTTAAATAATTTCATTGATAGTATTTATAAAAATAAGGGAATGAAATAGGATAAGAGAAATACATAGCTAGGGATACTAGAACCCTAGCAAAATAATATGATATTGATGGTATTTGGAAAGTAAATATGTTATAATAGAGTAAAGGAGGGGTATAAATGAAATGCTCAATGTGTGGTAAAAATGTTATTACGTTTAAAAAAGTTGTTGATAATGTAAAACAACACATTTGTTATGATTGTGTTCGTAAAACCCCGGAAGTCGCCTCTGGTTTCATAAGTCCTCTTGAAAACGTTTTTACTATGAAATGGAAGTTAGCAGACGAAACTCAGGAATGGGTTGAATGTTTTGAAGAGGTGTCTTTGTCGGATATTGAAACTATTTACGGAAATAATACGTATGGGATTATCTGGTGTAAATTTTGGATGAAGGGTAGGGCTATGATATGAGTACAGAAAGATGTACAGAGTGTGGTAGTGAAACGGTAATTGTAGGGAGATTAGACAATATTACTATGGCGCGGTGCATGTTTTGCGGAAATATTGATGAAGTTAAATCGGGGAGTGATTTTGTGAAGCGCTGTAAATGTGGCGGGACTATGGTAGTAAATCAAAAATATTTAGTGTGCGGGTTGTGTGGAGATCATGAGAGAATACAGGACGAACATATTCCTAAAGGTTATAGCGATTCTTATATTCAAATTAAGACGCCACCATTGAAATATGCTAGTAACACTTGTAACACTTGTAACGGAAAAGAAGAAATTTCTAACGGTTCGGGACCAAATACGGAATACATGGATTGTGCAGTATGTAATGAAAATGTTTCACATCCATCACACTATAATAAAGGTGACATTGAATGTATTGATGCTATTGCTTCCGCAATCACTAATTTGGAAGGAGAGGAAGCATTCTATACAGGTAATGTAATTAAGTACATGTGGCGGTGGAAAGAAAAGAATGGTATTGAAGACTTAGAAAAAGCTAAGTTTTATATTGATTTATTGGTTGATCATTTAAGAAAATAATGGTATAATTACTATGTAAAATCAAATAAAGGAGGCTGGAAAATTATGTCAGATTTGAATATCTCAGGTCCTGTTATGGTTGGGCTGAATGGTGATGAACCTACCCCGGTGCAGGTGGATGAAAATGGAGCAATTTTAACAAGTGGTGGAATAGGTGGTAATGATGTTAATATTGTTGGCGATACGGTGGGGCTAGCAAAAGCTAATCAACTACCTACTACATTGTTAAATAACGGTTTAAGAGTTAGCGGATATGATAGTGCAACCGCTACAACTATTGTAAGTAATGCGTTAAAAAATTTATCAATTGTATATGGTTGGGATACTGTTGCGGCAACATTAACTAGAATAAACGCAACTTCAAATGCTTTAAATGTTAGCAATCAAAATGATGGTGTGCAGGGAACAGGAATGTCTCCACCTGCTGGAGGTAGTGGGATTATTGGATTTTTGTCTGGTATATTTAATGTTATTACTGCTCTGTTAAGTCGCACTAGAAGCACATTTGCATATAGTTCTAGTGGTTCAATTGCAGTAGGAGGAACCGCACAAACGTTTTTAACAGTAGCAACGCGAAATTACTTAGCTATTCACAATGTTTCGGATGGTGACTTGTGGGTAAAATTTAATGTGAATGCTGTTATTGGAGATTTAGGATCAATATTAATTAAAGCGGGCGATAGATTAGTTTATGATGTAGTATGCCCCTCAAATTCCATGACGATAATTGGTGCTACTACAGGTCAGAAATTCACAGTAATTACGGGTTAATACAAATGACTAGGGAAACCTAGTCTTTTCTTATGCAAATAATTGACTTTTGGTTATTTGTTTGGTATAATTAGGGTAAGAAATGGAGGTGATGATAATGCTAAATCTTGATAAAATGGGTAAGTATATTATTGTGGTATTGAAAAGTGGAGCCGTTGTCGAAGGAACATTGATGTATATGGATACCGATGGTTTTACCTTAGATGGTGAATTGTGCGACATAACTATAGAATACAATAATGTTAATGATATTGAAATATTATAATAGGAGGAATTGAAATGAAAGATAAAGGAATTACATTACAGGAGATTATTAAATTGTGGGATGCTAAATATCCAGATGGTATTGATTATGTTGATACTGATAGTGTCGCTTTAACAAATAATGATGTTAATGAATATAAGGGTATTACTACGTGGGCAGCAAAAGCGTTTATGAATGGTCGGTATGGTAAATGAATAACAGATTATATGTGGTAAAATATACTAATGGAACATCCGCCCTGATTAAGGCAGACCATATCAAAGTAGCTAGACAAGTTGCTAACCAAATTATTTATAAGGGACATGAAAGAAACAAAATAAAATCGTGTAAACTTTATAAGCATGATTATCCTATTTAAGGAGTCAATAAAATATGGAAAGACTATTGAGATTAGAGCAAGAATTATCTAATATCGAATACAATTTAGTTTATGGTAAAGGATATACTACAGAGGAACGGCACACGATGTTGGAACGAAGACAGGAAATTAATTCAGTACTATATGAATTGAAACATAATTTCGATGTGAGATTAATAAAAGAATTAGAATCAATGATAGATTTTAGAGATAGCGAGATAGTACACGATATGGCAGATAATATTATATTAGAAGCTCTATGTTTGGCGGGATATAAAAATATTGCAGCTACGTATAAGAGATTGAAGGATAAAAGTAAGTTTCATTATAGTTAAGTATAACTTAATAAGGAGTGATGAATAATGAATATTATGGCAATGTTAATGATTATATGTGCAATAATAACAGTAATAATAGTAGGTATTACAACAGTATTAGAATGGATTGAATATTCTGATTACAATACTATACGTACGTTATATACTGTAACCATAATAACACTTGTACTTACTGCATTGCTAATAATGCTAAATCAAATAAGTATTTATAATTAAAATAGTTGCAATCAAACTATTTGTATGATATAATTAGGTATAATCAATAAGGAGTGATTAATATTAACATTGAATTTAGAGGTATAAATATTGAAGTACATTCACCTAAGCCGATTACTCATACTTCAAAGCAAAGAACCCACGTATTAATTAAATGTAAAAGTGAGGATGCTTATTTTATTGATGTTAAACCTTTTGATTTTGGTCCATATCTAGTACCATATAATTTTGAAATGGTGGCATGGATATTAGTACCAAAAGAAAAGGAAATACCTAGAGATTATGAAATAGAAGAATATAATATTAATTCGATAATGACAAGATTTAATGTGAGAATAAATCAATTTGAATATGAGTATATTATTAACACTATTCCACCCCAACTATAAACCCCTTGACAAACAACTGGAACTGTGTTATACTTATAGTAGATCATAAATCCAGATAAATAGGGGCGATTATATCCATCAATATAGTTT